CTATAGGGGGCGGGGGGTATTATTGTGGTTAAGAGTCATTGGGGTAAGCATTATCGGGCGTTTAAGCGCGCGAGTAGGCATGTTAGGAATACGGCGTCTACGATTAATGCGTTTTTGTCTAACGGGAATTTGGGTTTGCCGGACACATTGTCTGGCGAGACCGCCTCTGTTAAGACTGAATCTATTAAGACTGTTAGGAATCGCGATCACCGTACTGAGCTTGATACTGCAAGGGGTCTTTTGCAGGTTGAGCGGGACCGTGCGATCCGTAAGATGTATAAGATGGCAATGTCGCTTGATGGGGCGGATATTCGGGGTACTAAGTATGATCCGTTGGGGAAGTCGGCTGTTGGTAGAGTTACTCTCAAGAATGCAAGAAAAGAGCTTGAACGGCTTAACGAATTTAATAATAGCAGTAGTGTGTGGTATCATACTGACCGTAAAGGGGACATCATTTCTGATAAGGATGTTCGTAGATACCGTGATGCCGTTCGTAGATACAATGCTGATATCGATGCTTATGAACGCAGTGTGAGTGGAACGAAAATTCCTTTTCTCGGCGACGCTACTGTTGGGGATTGGATTCGGGATTTTCGTCCTAAGAAAACTTATTTGCATGGGGGCTCTAGCTATGCGCTTGAGCGGATGAATGAGGATAAGCGTACGTCGTCTTTTGAGTCTGCGGAGGCTATGCGGGCTAAGACGGAGAAGGTTCTTTATGGGCTTACTGTTAAGGGTAAGCAGGAGAGGTTGACGGCGGCGAAGCAGCAGATTGCTGCGATGCTTGACTTTATTGGTGATCCTGAGCTTTATGATATTCTTACCGATATTCCTGATGATGTTCTATGGTTGATGTGGACTGTGAATGACCATTTTGCTAATCAGCTTTCGCTTATGTATGAGGCTGCTAAAGAGGGTTATTATGAACGTAAGAATGCGGGTCAAGATTTGTGGTACGACGACGTCGAGGATGCTAATGCTGAGATCAAGTCGCTTTTGAAAGAAATTAAGTCCATTAAGATTAAGCCGGAGGATGATTTCAGTGGGTCGCCAATTAATAAGCGAGCCTCACACCGCCGGAGGAAGCGTTAAGATTAGGAAGTCACACAAGAAGCTCCCTAATTATGTTGCTGATTTTGAAAGTACTACAGATGAAAATGATTGTAGAGTTTGGTCATGGGGGTTGATTCGGGTTGGGAAGCTTGAGGATTACGTTGACGGGGTTTCTCTTAAGGGATTTTTGGATTGTGTGTCTCAGCGTGCGTGTCACGTGTATTTTCATAATCTTGCTTTTGATGGTGTGTTTATCATCGATTTTCTTCTTAAGCACGGTTATTCGTGGGTGAAGGAAAATCCGGGCTTTAGGGAATTTACTTCGCTCATTTCCAGAATGGGCAAGTTTTATTCGATTTCTGTTGTTTTCGAGACTGGCTATAGGGTTGAGTTTCGTGATTCTTACAAGAAACTACCGATGTCGGTTGCGGCGATTGCGAAAGCTTTTAACTTGCATGACCAGAAACTTGAGATTGATTACGACAAGCCCCGCCCCGTTGGTTATATTCCCACTGAACAGGAGAGGCGTTATCAGCGTAATGACGTAGCGATTATTGCTCAGGCGCTTGAGGTTCAGTTTCAGGAGAAGATGACGAAGCTTACTGTGGGCGCTGACTCCCTTGCTACATACAAGAGGATGGTGGGGAAGCAGTTCACTAGGCGGTTTCCAATTCTTTCTCCCGAGATTGATAGTGAGGTTCGTAAGGCTTATCGTGGGGGTTTTACTTACGCTGACCCTCGATTTTCGAGGCGTCTTGTTGGCGCTGGTTCCGTGTATGATGTCAATTCATTATATCCTTCAGTGATGCGATTCTGCTTACTCCCCTACGGGGAACCTGTTTATCGTGAGGGGGCTCCTTCCGGCGATTATCCCCTTTATATTTCTTCTATTACTTTTACAGCGAAGTTGAAGAAATATCATATCCCTTGCATTCAGATTAAAAAGAATCTTTCATTCAATCCTACTGAATATGTTTCAGAGATCAAGGAACCGACTACGGTTAATGCAACCAATGTGGACATAGAGCTCTGGCAGAAGCATTATGAGATAAATATTTTATCGTGGAATGGCACATTTGAATTTAGAGGAAGTCATGGTTTCTTTGATAAATATGTTGATTACTTTATGGAGATTAAAAAGACAGCTACGGGCGGGCTCAGACAAATCGCGAAACTGCACCTGAATAGCCTGTACGGCAAGTTCGCAACCAATCCCGACATTACAGGCAAGCGACCTATTATTAAGGATAATGCAGTATCATTAGTTCTCAATGAGACAGAGATGCGCGATCCTGTATACACACCGATGGGAGTTTTCATTACTGCCTACGCTCGTCAGAAAACTATTACTGCCGCGCAAGATAATTTCGATAGATTCGCCTATGCTGACACAGATTCTTTGCATCTGGTGGGGGTGACTGAACCACCATCAACCCTCAATGTCGATCCGGTTGAGCTTGGCGCCTGGAAGCATGAGAGCACTTTTACTCGTGCCGTTTATGTCCGCGCCAAGCAGTACGCTGAAGAAATTGATGGTGAGCTTGATGTGCACATCGCGGGTTTGCCGCGTAATATTGCCTCACAACTAACCCTGGATGATATGTTGCATGGCGGCCAGTGGAATGGTAAGCTCATACCAACACGAGTACCCGGGGGAGTTGTTCTCAGGGACACAACATTTACACTCAAAATTTGAAGGAGAAATATTATGGCGCGTCCGGTCAGTACTCACAGGGTTTGTCGCTTCCGTATCCCGAAGACACTTGCCGAGGATATTGAGAATGTTCGTTGGGATCTTCGTATGGAGACTGACGATCTGGTGAGTGCGGCGATTATTGAGTATATCGCCAACCATGCTCCCAAGCGCGCAGAGTGACTATTGACCCGTTGGGGATTGTGAACCCGTGACAGGGACCCCGATGGAATGACCTCACAAGTTTTAATAGCGCTAGCACGTATTGGGTGATAGAATAGGCCGCACAGTAATGTGTGGCTTATTCGCTTATTTGGAGGGACAATGGCTGATGCCAAAGGGACCGGGAATGCGGCCGAGGACGCTAAGCGCTCCCGTGAACAGATTGAGAAGAATAAGAAAACTAAAGCGCCCAAGGATCAGTTACCTGTAACGGGCGTTGACAATGACAAGCTTGCTGATCCGAAGTATCAGCAAGATCGGGCACAGGAGCTCAATCGTCGTCGACTGAGTATGTCGGACGATCAGAAGAAGGAGGCTGGTGTCCCTAAGGTTGAGGTCTATGATCCCGGAGATTCCGATGGGGACAATAAGGCTGTTTCGCCGTCGGACAGGAATCTTTATGGGGGTGACCCTAACCCCGAGAAGGATGACGAGGACCCGTTTAAGGATACTAAGGCCGCTTGGAAGCATCTTACGGACGTTTTCGGCGAGAAGGTGACGGCGCTGCAGAATGAGCTTGAGGGGCGTATGGATTCGATGCTCACTCCTACGGAGCGGGAGGTGAATAATCCCTATGCGGGGGATGATGTTCCTGCATCCAAGGAGATGACTTCTGCGGATGTTCATGAGGCCGTCAATTCGACGGCGAATGATGTGAAGTCAGTGGTGTCGGGTATTGGAGAAATTGGTGGTGCGGCGGCTGAGCTTGGGGGTACTGCCGCTAAGGATGCCGGTCGTGCTACTATTAAGGGGTTGGGGATAGATACGGATGCTGTTAACGACACTGCGAAAACACTTTCCGGATTAACGGGCCTGTTTTCTTCCGGAGATAATCCTAATTCGAAAGTTCCTGACGGGAACTGGAAGCCGAAGTCAATTAACGATCTTTTTAAATAAGGAGTAAAGATTATGCCTAAGCTTCGTGATGATGTGAATAATGTTGATATCCTGAATGCGGTTCGCGCTGATGCGCGCCGCGACTATCAGGAGATGGTCCCTGAGGCTACGAAGGGGAATATTAAGGACACTATTGCGGGAATCATGCAGGATGACATTTCTCGTAACGAATTCCTGCGCGCCCTTGTGAACCGCATTGGGTCCACGCTTGTTCGGGATATTACCTGGAAGAATCCCCTTGCTGTTTTCAAGCAGGGAATGCTCAATTTCGGTGACACGATCGAGGAAGTGCACGTCGATCTGATTAAGCCCACGGTCTATAATGAGAACCGAGACTATCTTGAGGGTGACATCTTCGGGCAGGCGCGCCCGCCTGTATATTCTGCGTTCCACAAGATTAACCGTAAGGATAAGTTCAAGATCACGGTCAATCATGACGTTATTCGCCGTGCTTTCCTTAGTGAATCTGGTCTTTCTGAGATGCTTTCGGCGATCATGGCTGTGCCTGCGTCTTCGGACGAGTGGGTTGAGTTCATGACGGTGTGCTCACTTTTCCGTGAGTATGACTCTAAGTGGGGCTTCCACAGGGTGAAGATTCCTGACATGAATGCTCTTGTGTCCGACAAGAACTCTACGGACAGTGCTCTTAAGGCACTCCGTATCATGGCTGATAAGATGCACTATCCCACCCCTGCATACAATAAGTATGGGGTGCATTCATTCGCTCGCCCTGAGGACCTGGTAATCATCACTACCCCTGAATTCAAGGCGAACATTGATGTGACGTCTCTTGCCGCCGCTTTCAACCGCGTTGACGCGGAGGCGCCGTCGCACATTATCACGATCCCGAACGAATCCCTTCAGTTGCAGGACACGTCCGCCATTCTCACGACGAAGGACCTCCTTCTTATCAAGGATGTGCTCCTTGAGAACCGGAGTGTCTCCAACCCTGAGGGTCTTTACGATAACTTCTTCCTCCATCACTGGAGTGTTCTGAGTGTTTCCGCGATGGTTCCGGCCGTCGCGTTCGGCACGAAGGAGAATACTACGATCGTGGTTCCCCCGGAGGAGACGAATTCGGAGATCAATAACATTATTCTTCGAGACAATGCCGGAAACTCTAAGACTATCTTCAAGCCGGGAAGTGTTGCTCAGGGGGAGATCGATTGGAAGACCAAGCCCGCGGGTACTGGTTACGCCGTCGACTGGTATGTGAAGAACACGAAGCATAAGGGCACTCAGATCGATAATGATGGTGTTCTGACTATCGATGTTGACGAGCCGTCTGCTTACATCCGTGTGGGTGTTAACGTGTGGACTAAGGGCGCGGACGGGAATAAGCCCGTGAATAAGGAGATTGACGTTCAAGTCAAGAAGTAGTATCCTGTAATTACAGGATCAGATTGGGTAGCCCCCCCCCCCCCCCCCCATCAGGGGGGGGGGGGGGGTGTTGTGGTTGTTGTGTGGGGTGTGTTGTGCCTTTTTCTAATGATTTGCCGGGTGAAACTTCGGCTGGCCTGTCCTTTGATTATTCGGTGTGGTCGCCGGGCAGCGTTGTGCGCATGGTGAATGTACCTTTCGATAACACGTACAGGGATATTATCGATTGGGCAGAGTATGGTAACCCTAAGAATTATGTGGAATCGTTTGAGCACTCCCAGACGATCATGCTTGATTCTATGACGTATCTAGCTCAGGGACGCCCGATTCGTATTCCTACTCCATTTTCTAGGGCGGCTCAGTTCAATTATTTGATGGTGACCAACCCAGGTCGCCCCTCTAACGCATTTAGTGAAGATTATCGTCCGACGGTTTTCTTCTATTTCATTACTGACGTTCAGTATTTGAACCCGGGGACCACACAGCTTATCCTTCAGCTCGATGTGTGGACCACCTATTACAGTCGAGTCAAGTTCGGACGCGCCTATCTTGAGCGCGGTCATATGGGGATCGCCGCGAAAAACAGTTTCGAAGAGTATGGGCGTAAGTGGCTTCAACAGCCCGAGGGGATTGACCTTGGGGGACAGCATCTTGTAACGCGAGCTTACCGCAAGGTTTTGGGCGATATTGCGAACAAGAACTATGACGTGCTCGTAACGTCGACGATTAAGCTCGACGCGCCGTACGGTGATAAGCAGAATCCTAGCGTCTCTATGGCTACTGGTTCGGCCCTTGAGGGTTTGCCGAATGCGGTTGACATTTGGGCGACGACGGCTGATGGGTTTTTCGCTGGGATGGAATACTTGTCGTCTTATCCTTGGATTTCGCAGGGCATTGGGTCTGTGTATCTCGTACCTAAGGGGTTGTTTGGGGATGAGAGCACGCGCTCCGTCGTTCTTGGCAATGGATCGTGGCGCTCACCGAAGTCGATTAACAATAAGAAGACTTTTTACATGACTCATGAGAATTTCCGTGAAGTGTGTATGCGCATGCTTTCACCGGATTTCGCTGAACTCAAGAAGTTCATGACTTCACCGTATTGCATTCTCGAGTTCACTACATACACGGGGAACCCTCTTGAGGTTGCTCCTGAGTCTATTGATTCTGAGAAAATCGGTGCTACGATGTGGGCGCATATCGCCCCGCCCAACCCTCAGATTCTTTTCTCCATCAACTGGCACAATCATCTTGAGGGAGCGGACGTCATCAACGTCGATCAGTCGACGTGGACGGGGATCAGTGGAGAAGAGTTTGACGCGACTACGGGTTATCAAAGTTTGCCAACTTTTGCTGTGCTCAATAACTCTGCGCTCAACAATCTCGCTAGCAATGCTCATACCATCGCGCAGCAATACAACGGAGCGCGGTGGCAGCAGCGGCGCGCGCAGCGCGCGGCGACCGCCAGCCGAGACATTGGTGACGCTGGGGTTGGTGTGCGTCAGGCGGGGGCTGAGAACACGATGTGGGGTGCGTCGGCGAATGCCGATTCGCAGTCGCGGTACAACAACATGCGTGCGACCGTGCAGGCCGTGCAGGGTGGGATGACGGCTCTCGGTGGTATTGTGGGGCTGAACGGTCAGGCCGTTGGGGCTGGCTTGGGTCAGGCGGCGACGGCGGGCGTGAATGCCATGATTTCGAATTCGCAGGCTCAGTCGCAGGCACACATTCAGAATCAGTTGACTTCGGGGGCGTCGCAGATTTCGCAGACTCAGCAGCGCGCTGTGCGGGATACGAATTACGAGCTAGCACAGTTCTCTGCTAATGGGGATTATGAGAATGCGGTGGCATCTATTAATGCGCAGGTTCAGGATAGTCAGGTCATTCCCCCGTCGGTGATCGGTCAGACTCAGGGTACGATCACGCCGATGGCGGCGTATGGCCTGCATTTGGATTGTCGTGTGAGACAGGTGTCGCGTAATGCGATGACACGTCTTGGTGAGTATTGGTTGCGTTACGGGTATGCGATGAATACGTGGGTGAGGATTTCTTATCTTTCGCTCATGTCACATTTCACGTATTGGAAGCTCACGGAGTGTTACCTTGAGCGCGCGGATATGCCTGAGACGTTTAAGGGCACCATTCGAGGAATTTTCGAGAAGGGTGTGACTGTGTGGAAAACACCTGGTACGATTGGTACAGCCAATGTTCGGAAGAATCGTATCGATAGGAATAAGGCGGTGTGGTTAGGTGAGCAAGCGGGTTGACTTCGTCAAACAGGCGTTCTATGACAAGCCGGGTAGCCTTACAGGGTCGACGTCGGAGATTCGCCAGACCCAGTTGCAGCACATGTATTGGTCCCAAATGCGGGGCAAGTGTATGGCGCGCTTTACATGGGAGGGGTTGCCCAACGGCATTGATCCGCGATTCATTGAGTCCACTCTGTTGGATAATGGTTTCGCTATTTTCTACTACGACACATTCTTTGAAATGTTCATGTGTATGCCCGCTACGCAGACGGGCATCTTAGACATTCAGGACAACCCAATCTCATTCAGGGTGACCCGCAATGGGGTTTACTCGCGTGAGGTTGGAATCGATGAATGCGTGGTGATCTGGGGCAATCAGACACGCATTCCCGACTCTCAGATCATCAGGGTGTATTCTGAGCGTCTTGCAATCGTGGATCGCACCATTGAGATCGACCTCCTCAATGAGAGAAATCCGATGATCGTGGCCTGTAATAACGATCAGCGGAATACGATCGCCAACGTCATGTCGAAGATTTATGACGGTGAGCCCGTCGTGTGGGGCACTGAGAATCTCGCGATGGAGAATCTCGCTCAAACGATCGGCGTGTTCCCCCTGAACCAGAACGCGGGTACGGGCGCGGTTTCCTCTATTAAACACATGGAGTCGAAGACACGCATCTGGGGTGAGGCGCTCACGATGCTCGGAATCATGAACATCGATTCCGACAAGCGTGAGCGTATGGTCGTGGCCGAAGCGGGCGCCAATACCGGTCAGGTCCTGGCCTCTCGTGAGCAATTCATGAAGCCGCGTGAATTGGCGTGCGAACAGATTAATCGAATGTTCCCAGGACTAGAAGTGTCGTGCACTTGGGCGATCGAGGATAACGCTAACCCCGACATGAATGATTACTTAGCGGCTAATAATTTACTTCAGAATGGGGGTGAAGATGATGGCAACGCACACGATTAGGCTTAAGGATGTTGACCGCATCACTAAAGGACATTGGGGCTTGGATAATTATCCAATCTTTAATGAAGAGTATCGTAAGATACTTAACGATCGAATTCGTCGTGAGTTCTGGTTAAATGAGATTGGGCATGAAACCATCGATATTTTCATTTGGCGACTTGAACTCAAAATGGACCTTATCATGCCCCGCTACAATCGCATGTATTTAGCTGAGTTAGAGAACGTCGATCCCCTTGACGGTGGAATCTCTGAAAACGACACTCGGCAATGGGGCAACAGCAACGCTAGCGGCAACAATACACAGACCAGTGACGGAACCGGTTCTAGTGGTTCTAAGGGACGCACGGTTGCTTCAGACACTCCTCAAACACGGTTGGCGGGGAATTCCGACTATGCGTCGTCTATGTCCGACGCGACGAATGAGACGACAAACAAGTCTAAGTCGTCTTCAGAATCTACTAGTCAAAACCACAATGATTACGACAACAATCAAAGTAGTCGGTCCAAACAGCGCGGTAGTAAAGCACAAATGATTGCCCAATACCGCTCCACTTTGATTAATGTCGACAATTTTGTTATCGAGGAATTGCGGGAGCTTTTTCTCGGGGTGTGGGATGTCGACCGTCCACTAACCTATAACCCTATTTACGGAGGATATTATGTCTGATATTAACAATATTATCAACTCTATTGACCGTGCACTTTGGCGTGTTCGCGACAGGTCGGTCAACAACATCACGCCCTTTACTTATCGCGACGGTCTCACATACCTTGAGGTTCTTGAGCGCATTCGGGGAGCCGTTGTAGAGAGTATTGATTACATCGGGAAATTCGGTGCTGAGCAAGACAAGATCATTAAGGAACTTAATGAGAAGGTCTCCACGTTCATCACTGAAATGGAAAAAGTTCACGATGGTTGGAACAAGGACATTGAAGAGAAGCGTAAAAACGTTCTGTCCACTATTGAAGAATTTAAGAGTAGGTTGATTGCTGTCGCATTGACGCCTGCCAAGTCTAACCGCTATAACCTCAATAATGCTTTCCTATCTACAACTATGCAAGATGGAAATACGCATTATATGGCCACAGTCAAATTAACAGAAAAGATGGAGGAGCGACTTGATGGAATCAATTCATCTCTAACTAACAAAATTGACGGCCTTTCAAATACGTATTACAACAAAACGTACTTGGACGAATTTTTTGAGCGCATCACAACATTTGACCAAGCAGTCATCATCGGTTCATCCAACGTAACATCTGACGGTGGTGTATGGGCAAAGCAATTGGCTACCGAATATGGTTATAAGCGTGCACACAATTATGGGATCGGCGGCGGTGCATTTACGTCGGCTATGGGCGCTAGGTTCGACACGCAAATTCAGAATGCGTATAACGGGCTTAATCGGGAGAATTTAAATCAACGAGTCGGTGGCGTGTTTATTATTGACATGCTTAACGACATTAGGGCTATGAATAATGTCACCCAAATGGCTGAAGTGTGCGCGAATATGATTAAGAATTACTGGCCGAACGCCAAAGTGTTTTGTATTCCAGTAATCTGGAATGACAGCACTCTTAATTCCGGAAAGATGAGTGAATCTATTCAGGCACGCACTAGCGAATTTATGTGGGCATTCAACCCCCTTTCTCCTGCTATTTGCGAAGGTTCTATTTCTTGGTTCCGAGGCGATCCGTCGGTAATTAGAGGAAATAATGAAGTTCATCTTACTGACGATGGATATCAGCAAGCCAAGCATTATGCTCTAGGATGGCTTAGAGGGGGCACTTCATGGAATGATTACGGCTGGAGACCTATCAAAGAATGGGGTAGTGATGCTAATGGCCTGAAAAAAGATAGTTTAACCCTAAGAATAAAAAGAGAGCGCACTAATGCCTATATTCGTGGATGGTTTGAAGTAATTGCTCCTTTAGGTAACGATCATCCGATTTGGTCTATTCCTAAATGGGCTACACCTTATTCTAATCAGTATTTCCAGGGGATGACGAGTAATAAAGAATGGAAAACATTCTATGTGAACATTGATTCTCAGTTAGTCACAGCTACCCCGCTGCCAGTAGGAACTCAAATATATTTGTTCAATCAATGGGGAGTGTGGTGATTTGATTGGTCCTTCTGCTACAATAGTAGCAGGAGGACCAATTTATGGCTTGGGACACTAAAAACAAAAGAATTGCTATTAAAGTGATCGGAACCGTCGAGTCATCACTTAAATACGACGCAATCAATTACAACGACCCCATTACGGTGGGAATTGCACAATGGTTCGGGTCACGTGCTATTAATTTGCTTGACACAATATTCCGTGTACACCCCGCCGACGCTCAGCCGCATGCCAATGGCAGACTGCGTCAGCAAATGAGACAGTGGGGTAAGGATTCACCTAACTGGTCAACATTCTATCTAGGGCGCGACGAAGGTGATGGGTGGATTAAACCATTGCTAGCTAAAGCCGCTGCATTACAGGATAAACAGCTGGTGACTGATTTAGAGGGATACACGGCAACCGCAATTCAATACGGGCTCGACTACAACTCCAACACCGAAGCCTTCATCATGTGGGCATGCGCCTACCACCAATCACCGCGCGAGGCCCTGCGCGTACTCAACCGCAACGGCGGAGCATTAACATTAGACCAGATGTATAACGCTATTATGAGCAACGGTGTGCTCGGCCGCTACCGCAACCGCTACAACCAAGCACTCTCAATCATCAAGTCAGGCGACACGTCCGGCGTCGGGTCAACGGCATTCGACGCCACCGTCACGCCCGGCAACGGCGGCGTCATCACCCAATACGGCAAACAGAACATTGACATCCCCGAAGTCGGAATGGTTCTCACCGTCGACGATTCCGGAATGCCCATCATCCGCACCAGTGAGGCCAACGTTTTCATGTACCCCACAGGCGGATACAACACATGGAAAGGAAACCTCCCCAAACGCTCCGTCCAAATGGACGTCCAGAACCAAACATTCATCACGAGCCCCGGCGGGGGCGCCCCCCCCCGGGGGGGGGGGGGCCCGCGCGGCGCCCGGGCCGGGCGGGGGGGGGG